GAAAGATGCATATAATCTTTCTGATACGTTAATTTGGAATATCAAAAAGTTAATGGGAAAGATTCCTGGCGGTAAGTCACGAATCGCATCTTATGCGGCTGCACTTTGGTTAATCAAAGAACAACAAGACGGATATAAGATTACAGAAGAAGAATTAGAATTACAATTCTTTGACCAGTTTGAAAAAATATATAATAATGATTTGGAATTTGATTCAAGAACATTGAAAAAATTTGAAAATATTTTATATGAGGATTCTCCTACTACAGCAATGGGTGGTGGAAATATAGCAGTAAGAGGAATTCCTTTGTTAAAAAACCCACCAAAAGGAATAGTTATGAAAAAGTTTGGGGGAATAGATGTATTTGCAATAGACCCCACACATTTTCAAAAATCACGTTTAGGTAAAAAGAAATATACTCGTTATAGTGGGTATGTTGGTGAAGATGAGGCCGGTGAATATATTCGTGCATTCGCAAGAAAATATCCTAAGAAACCCATTATAGTGATGGATTCTAGTACTGGTTGTATGCAATATCTTAAACATGGTAGTTGAAAATGATGAAATTTAAAGAATATCTGAAACTAAATTCAGATGATTCAATTGAACAGATTATGAATGGCGAGTGGATTACTAAATCGAGAACCACATGGAAAGCTATAGATGATGAAGATAAAAAAATAGAAATACATAATGATGGTCACGTTCCTGAATTAAATGGGGAATCGTGGACGGTGCATACAAATACTTTTGCACCAAAGGCCTTTGCCTTTTTTTGTAAACAGTTCATAAAAGAAGCAAAACCATCAGAGGTAATTCATGTCAGAACAAGAATCTATTCACAATCTTCAAACTGAAATCCAAACTTTAAAAATCAAGGATGAGTTTCGTACTAAGGAACTTGACGCTTTGATGAAAAAGTTAAGTGATACTTCCAGTAAACTTAATGCACTTTCAGAAAATATTGGACGATTGCTTGCAGGTCAAGATCTACATAAAACAAGTGATAATGAAGTTCGTGATGAATTAAAAACTCTTCATTCACGAATTGGTGATCTTCATGACAAGTGTACAGAAATGATTGATAAAACAGAAACCAGAGTATCATCTGATATATCATTGTTGTATAAAAAAGTAGACTCTCTAGAACGTTGGAGATGGATTACTATTGGAGTTGCTACCGTGATTGCATGGTTATTAACAAACATCATACCTAAATTCTTAAACAATTAAACTTGACATTTTGACATAATGTGGTATAATGATACTATCACATTAAAATTCTATTTAAATTTGTTATGCCTTCCTATATTGACACAAAATACATAAATTTAGTTTCATCTAGGCTTCCCCTGTTCAAACACAAACAACAAGGGTTGTATAATTTTCGATGTCCATTTTGTGGTGATTCTCAAAAAAGTAAAACTAAAGCAAGAGGTTATCTGTATCAAAAAAAGACAGACCTTTTTTATCGTTGTCATAATTGTGGACAGGGTAATACTTTTTCTAATTTTCTCAAACAACTTGATGGTGAATTACACAAACAATATGTCCTAGAGAGATACAAAGAAGGTGTAACTGGAAAAGGCCACAATACAGAAAATCCAGTATTTAAACATGAGAAACCAGTATTTCATACTAAGATAGATCTTCCACGAATTAGTGACCTTGATGACCAACATTTCGCAAAGAAGTATCTCATCAATCGTTCAATCCCACCTCAGTTTTTAAGTTACCTATATTATACAGAGGACTTTAAGAGTTTTGTTAGAAAGACAACAAAACGTGAATATGATTTGAATGAAAGAGAACAAAGAATAATAATTCCATTCTTTGATAAAAACAAACAACTCATTGCGTTTCAAGGACGAGCATTTACAAATACTCTGCTTCGTTACATCACGATTAAGATAGACGAAGATTCTCCTAAAATATTCGGATTGGATCGTTTAGATTTGGAGAAACAGTTTTATGTTGTTGAAGGCCCGTTCGATTCAATGTTTCTGCCAAATTGTATCGCTATGGCAGGTTCAGATGTAAATTTGAAATCACAAACTGAGATTTCAAGTGCATTGGATAATCATACAGGAACAGTGGTCTTTGACAACGAACCTAGAAATAAAGAAATCATTTCTAGAATGGAAAAAATAATTGATAATGGTTGGAATATTTGCATCTGGCCATCTTCTGTTGCGTGTAAAGACATCAATGACATGATTCTTGCTAGTATCCAAGAATCAAGATTAATCGAAATAATAAATAACAACACGTACAATGGTCTACTTGCAAAAACACACCTCGCCACTTGGAGAAAAAAATGAACCCAGTTAATCCCGCCGTCTTGCCTACTCAATACCAACAATTCATTCATCTTTCACGGTATGCACGATGGGATTACGATAACAAACGAAGAGAAACATGGGGAGAAACAGTAGACCGTTATTTTACTTTTTTTCAAGAACACCTCAAAGACACATGTGATTATGATTTGGACAATGGTGTTTTAGAAGAATTGAGACAAGATGTATTATTGTTGAACGTAATGCCTTCTATGCGATGTTTGATGACAGCAGGAGATGCACTCAGGAAAGAGAATGTCGCTGGTTATAATTGTTCGTATGTAAAAGTTGACAACCCACGTTCTTTCGATGAAATTCTCTACGTTCTTATGAATGGAACAGGGGTTGGATTTAGTGTGGAAACAGAACACGTAAATCATCTACCAGTAATTGCAGAGGAGTTTCATCCTACAGACACAACAATAGTTGTCGCAGATTCTAAACTTGGTTGGGCAAAAGCATTTAAGGAATTGTTGAGTTTATTATGGAGTGGTCAAGTTCCTAAATGGGATTTATCAAGAGTACGAGAAGCTGGAAAACCCCTGAAGACATTTGGTGGAAGAGCATCCGGCCCCGAACCATTGGATGATTTATTTCATTTTTCATCGAAGATGTTTCAAAATGCAGCAGGAAGAAAACTCAAATCCATCGAATGTCATGATATTGTTTGCAAAATTGCAGAAATTGTTGTAGTAGGTGGTGTTCGTAGAAGCGCTCTTATTAGTCTTTCTGATCTAAATGATGGAGAAATGAGACACGCAAAATCTGGTCAATGGTGGGAACACAATGTTCAAAGAAGCCTCGCAAACAATTCAGTCAATTACAAAGAAAAACCAGACACAGGAACTTTCATGAGAGAATGGTTATCTCTATATGATTCCAAATCGGGAGAAAGAGGAATTTATAATGGAATGTCAGCTAAGAATCAAGTAGCATCATTAAACGAAAGAGAAAGGAATGAAAATGGAGAATATGTTAAACGAAGAGATCCTAGAGATGATTTTGGAACGAACCCTTGTAGCGAGATCATTCTTAGAAGCAGAGAATTCTGTAACCTTAGTGAATGCGTTGTGCGAAGACATGACGATGTTGAATCTCTTAAAAAGAAAGTCAGAACTGCAACAATCCTTGGCACTTTCCAATCCACTCTTACCAATTTTAGATACCTTACCAAAGAATGGGAAAAAAACTGTTCTGAAGAAAGGTTGTTGGGTGTCTCACTCACTGGCATTTTAGATAATCCTTTAACTAATGGTAAGAAAAAAGGGTTAGAAACTTTATTAGAAGAATTGAGAAAGGTAGCATATGAAACAAACAAAGAATGGGCAGACAAACTCGGAATCGAACGAGCAGCTGCAATCACTTGTGTCAAACCGTCTGGTACTGTTAGTCAGCTTGTTGATAGTGCTTCTGGTATTCATGCCAGGCATAATCCTTATTATATCAGAACTGTAAGAGCAGACAACAAAGACCCCCTTTGTAAATTCATGAAAGAAAGGGGATTCCCAAATGAACCAGATGTGACAAAACCAAATCACACAACTGTATTTTCTTTTCCAATGAAGGGGCCAGACCAAGCAATCTATCGACAAGATATGACAGCGATAGACCAACTAAAACTCTGGATGACTTATCAAACTCATTGGTGTGAACATAAACCATCTGTGACCATTTCTGTCAAAGAAGAAGAGTGGCCCAAAGTTGGTTCATGGGTGTGGGAAAACTTTGATTCTATTAGTGGAATTTCTTTCTTACCTTTTAGTGAACATACATACAGACAGGCACCCTACCAAGATTGCACAAAAGAGGAATACAACAATGTATTAAAAACTATTCCTCAAAATATAGATTGGAAGGAGTTATCACAATATGAAGAAATAGATTATACGGTAGCATCTCAAGAACTAGCCTGTTCGGCAGATGGTGGATGTGAAATTGTAGACCTTTAATTGGAGAAACATGGAAGTTGAATTGAATGTAGAATGTAATGCGTGTAATGCGACATATACCATGATGTATGAGTCGGATGATATAAGGGAAGAAGATCCAGCATTTCATTGTTCTTTTTGTGGAATATTAATGGAACCTTATTATGACGAATTTTTTGATGAAGATTAGATTTGTTGCTGGAATTGATTATTCATTAACATCGCCCGCAGTATGTGTAGCAAAAATAATTGATAACGAAATAAAATTTGAAAATTGTAAGTTTCATTTTTTGAAACAAAACAAGTCACATAAATCATTGAGTAAGATATTTGCATATGATTATCCAGAATATTCGGATGAGATTGAAAGGTATAGTAAACTTGCATCTTGGACTGTTGAATGTATTCGATGGTTTGATGGCCGAGTAGATAAAGTTTACTTGGAAGATTATGCATTTGCGGCGACAGGTAG